GTAAAATGATAAATAGAATGATAAGAACTATAAGAAGTATCATTTTATATATCACGAGATTTTTATAACGAATTAATAAAAATGTATCATCACAATTTTACTAAATTTAATTTTTTTTATAGTAATAACTATAATAACCAGTAGGAGGTACAGATTCCCAATCCCAACTACTCAATACACACCCCTGTGTCGACTTGCTACTATTGGATACCCTAGAAAATCCAGCACAATTTTCCCATTTATCACATGCATTTTTACAATCATCCATAGTACCATCCTTAATAAAATAATTTTTCCCAGTTCCTATTTGACCATCTGTACTATCTACTCTATATTCTTCACCAACGTTGGTGGTCCCGAATGTGCAACATTTATAGCCATATTCCGTCGCTTTCTTATAGCACGTTTCCTGGGTTAAAGTACCATCATCGCACGATGTATCCCCCGAGCGTGTATACCCAGGATTACAAGTATATGTACACGTCTCATCATCCTCAAGTACAGATGTACAAGTACCTAATCCACCATTATCTGGTGGCGTAACATCACAAGATTTGCCTTTAGGACGTACTATTTCATATATATCCGTCTTTGAAATACTGTTATCACTCAGGTTTTCTTCAATATTAGCATCTTTTGCTCTAACACCTGAAAAATAACAGTGCATACTACCAGGATAATAAAGTATAGATTTACATTTATCCATTTCTGCACATTTAGTTTTACAATCGGTGATAGTATCATAATTAGATTCATCCATTTTCGCCAAATGCTGTTCACTAGTGACCGTGTTAGTTTTATCGCTACGGTCACCACTATACGTTGTTGATAGCCCAGCATCAATCCAAATATTTGTTACACCTTCTTTAAATTTCGTTTTCTCATGTTTATTAAAACGTAACGGTGGTGTGTCTGTTTTGGAAGTTCCATTTGTAATATCATACGTGTATGTCACGGGAGAAGGGGTTTGTAATTCACCTCCATTACCAGTGTCTTTAATCACCTCGATACCATTTTCTTTTATTATCCAACCAGGTACATATTGAGGTTGTGAATATACTATTTTTATTTTTTCGATTTTTGTATCGGATCCTATAGTAAATATCTTATCACTCACATCGCTCCACTTTGATGATCCCCCATTCTTACTAAACATGGGCTCTTTAGAAGAATCCGGCCAAAGATGATGATTAGGTTTTTTGTGTAGAAAAGTCTGGTCATATTTCAATAATTCACCGTCGATTTCTATATATTCAATAAATGGACCATGTACTACCGACGTTTTATGATTCAAGATGAACTCGTATTGGTAAAGAAAACAAGTTGCAACTTTTAATAAATCGCCGAGATAACACTTTGTTTCTCCCGCGCGTGTATATCCATCTTTACACGTAGGTTCACACTCACTTCCGTGGGCGAGTTCAGTTGTACATTTATCATTTATAACACTATTCTTTGTTGCCGTAGATGCATCACAAGTACTTGGTTCACACGACGCGGGGGACAATGTTCCCGCCGAACACGATGTTTTTCCCAAGAGTGTATATCCTTTTTTACATGTAGGTGTACATTCTGAACCACTCGCGAGTTCAGATGTACAATTACCTACATCACCGTCCCTTGGTGCTACAGACGCGTCACAACTATCGGGTAAACACTCTGCCTTTGTTAAAACACCGTAAGAACACGATGTAGTACTTTTCGTAGTTGAGAGTGTATATCCAGTATCACACGTAGGTGTACACGTACCATTGTGGGCGAGTTCATCAGTTGGGCAATCACCTGCACCACCGTTCGTTGGATTTACAATAGGACAAGATTTGGGTTCACATGTTTGTTCGGTCAATGTTCCTAAGTAACACTTTGTTTTTTCTCCCGTGAGTGTATATCCTTGATTACACTCAAAGTCACACGTATCGCCTGAATTCATTTTTGTTGTTGTTATATCAGCACAAGTGCCTAATTTACCATTATCTGGAGCATTCGGCAGATCACACGAATTAGATATACACTGTGTATCTATTGTTAACTGACCATAAGAACACGATACAGTTTTATACGTATCTGAGAGTGTATATCCATCTAAACACTTAGGTGTACACGTCCCTCCATGGGCGAGTTCCGTCCCTCCATGGGCGAGTTCCGTACCACAATTGGTATAGTCAACCCCCACTCGTGCTGTGCCCGAGTCTGTCGGATCTATAGTACAAGAACTAGGTGTACATATTGAATATGTCATTTCCCCATTCAAACACGTTGACTTCCCTGGCATTGTATACCCACTAGGACAATTCTGTATACATGATTCACCACTCGCGAGACTATTGAGTTCGTGTTTACAAGTACCAGGTTGACTCATTTTTCTAGTGGTTGCATTATCAGAAACTGGTTGTGGTTTCGGAGTACAACTTTTGGGTTCACACGTTGCCGATGATGTTAAAATACCGAGAGAACACGATGTCTGTCCTGAGAGTGTATACCCAGCGTCACACGTAGGTGTACATGTTTTACCACTCGCGAGTGTTGATGTACAATCACCTACACCGCCTTTATCTGGTGGCGTAGACGCGTCACAACTATTGGCTAAACACGATGCTGCTGTTAAGTTGCCGAGATAACACGAAGTCAAGTTTGAACCATCAGGTGACCAGAGTGTATACCCAACGTCACACGTAGGTGTACATGTTTTACCACTCGCGAGTGTTGATGTACAATCACCTACACCACCGTTCGTTGGTGCTACAGACGCATCGCACGTATTTGTCAAATCAGTATTATCCTGTTTAGACTCCGACTCTGGTGTGGTATTATCGTCACCATCGTCATTTTTGTTGCTTTTATTATTTTTATCGTCATCATCTCCTGATAATAAATACCAACTCGTAAATACGGTAAAAAAAGTAATTATTATAAAAACAACTATTAATGGCGTTTTATTTGATTTATTATTGACCAATAAATTACTAATATTAAATGCCATTTTTATAATATACTCGCATTTTTTTTATTTATTCCGATTTTTCCGGTTTTTCTTCCTCAGTAGGTGTAGGTGTAGGTGTAGGTGTTGGCTTTTCCTTGGATAAGTAAACCGCGGCGAATATACCAGCAACCACTATAAGAATGGAAAAGATTATCATTGGAGATGCGTTCAATAATTGGTTACGATTCATGTTATTTTTTATACTATAGAAATATAAAAAATATTACCATACTATAAATGAATATTCGGCCTGTTACTACAGTTCTCATGGAAGCACTTTTTATCGGTTTGATGTTACAACTTTTGGTCATGGGTCTTATGAAATTTGTCTATAAAGGTACGGGTGTGTTAATTATTGCGGGCGCGTTAATACATTTATTGTTTGAATACTCACCTTTCGGTAATATCAATGAAAAATGGTGTAAAATTATATTTAAATAAATAGTTTAGTCTATGTTAGAATTCATATCTTCTAAAAGAGCATCTTTATCCCTAACAAGTTCAATTAATTCGTCGTTTAAATCTTCCAGTTTGTGTTCAATTTCCTCGTTATACTGTACAAGGTAGGATTTGTAAAATTCTCGTTCATTCCCTACATTGTGTCCTTTATCTAAAAGATTACCAATAGTATATCTCGATAATCGTATACCAAGTTCTTCCGCGCGTTTTTTCACGGCTTCTTTACGTACGTTTACAGTAATTCTCTGTTTTGGTTTTGTATTACGTATCGTTCTCTGTGTTTGTAATATTTTTGCATCCAATCTTCGTAACTCAGCTTCGTCAAATTCACGGTTTACACTTCGTCTTCTGTTCATTTCATTAAACGCTCGAGGAACATTTATAGGTGGTATTATTACAGAGTTAACATAATTTAACAATTGTTCTCTTTCATCTGCATCTGCGGTAAGAACGATATCGTCGTCGCTTTCCTCGTTTTCTTCATAATATCTGTTCCTATTTCTATCCTCGGTAGCAAATGGTACTTCTGGCAATACAAACGTATCATCACGCATTACTTCTCTCATAATGAAATTTCCAATACCATCGTCATCGGATTCAGAATCGGAATTTGAATTTGGATTCGAAAGACTTTCATGTACTTTTTTTATCGAGTTGCACATTTCGAGATAATTTCCTTCAGGTATTATCTCGGAATTCAAGTCAATCAAACGCATTAAATTTGTAAGTTCGTCCATTTTTAATATCTTAGAAAAAAATAATATATAAAATCAACTAAGGTTTGGTATATCCACGTTTATTTCATAAAATGCGTCTATAATTCTATTATTTGCATTCATAAAATTACAAATGTTTTCCATTTCCAATTCAATGTTATCTAATTCTACAATGTACCCATTCTGTAAACCTCTAGAATGTTCATTAACTAAACGCATATAATCCGCGAAAAACTCTTGACTATTAGGAGCGTGACCAATACTTTGTAATTCCTCTATAGTAGTATATAATGGTAAATTTAAGGCACTACAATACGCAGTTAGTGCTTCTATTTTAAAACGAGAAGTTACACGGCGTCTTATTTTTAATTGTTTCAATAAATTTTTAAGTTCTTTTCTTTTTCTAACGAGTATCATACACCTTTCATATATAGAGTCGTATGGATTATTTTGTAAACTACGAGGTAGTACGCGGTTACGATTACGTGTATTTGTTTGATCATTTATATATACATCTCTTAGTTTATTACACATGTCTAAATAATCACCTTCGGGTATACTTTCCGAGTGATCGTCTATAAATGTCATTATTTTGTGAAGTGGGTTGTCACTTGACATTATTAATAAATACTATATTTTATTTTTTAATTACACTCTTTGAAAGTAAAAGCAAAGCCTCCACGGCTTCACCGATTTCTTTATGTTTTAAACAGAAACCGTTTTTACCGGCTCTACAATAACATTTTTCATAAGGACAATTCGGGCGCATTTTTAATGTAGTTTAGTTTAGTTTATTTTTATTTTTAATTTGACTTAAGCTTCATATTCACTCAAAATTTCACCTTCTTCGATCTCGTCATCCGTTTCTTCTTCATCACTATCGATTTCTTCTTCTTCGTTATCGGATTCTTGAATACCCTCGTCATCAATATTTTCGGGTAAAATATTATAAAGTTTTTCCCATTTAACATACCCTTGAATTTCATAATCATCGATTAAATTATCCAAATCAATCTTATCAGAAACACCCCAATCGTTTTCAAATAGCCATCTCCAATAACCAAGTTTATCTTTAGTTATAGTATATGGAAAAATTTCAACATTAGACTCTGTATTTTCAGATAATTCCTCCGATTTTTCCTCGATGTAAATGTTATACATGTAACTTAAAATGTCAAATTCATTTTTTAAACTATAATTTTTAGGTTGGTGAGAAAAGGTGATGAAATGCGCTTCACCGTAAGAAGTCTTTACTTTTTTTTTATGAATACCCATATATGCAACGTATTTTCTATTATTTTTTGTAATTAAATGTTCCGGGTATCCAAATTCAGCTCTTAAACCATAAACCTCGGATTTATAACCACAGAGTTCGGAGCATAGATCATCGTAATTGTTAAGTTTAATGAGGGACGTACAGTTTTTTAATAATTCTTGTGTAAGGTAAGGCATTGTATTTGTATTTGTATATATAATATTAAAAGTCTAATTGTTTAAGTAAGATTACATTTTAGTGAACCATCGTGTTTTGTGAATCTTCACTCATAGTTTCGGGCTTAGAAGGTAAAGTTTTTGTAAGCTCACTCCAACGTAAATCTTGGTGAGCTATTTTATTTTTCGCGATAAATTTTTCACCCGATTTAATATCGGTAAAATATTTACTCAAATATTTAGTCCAGAAATCACTCTTATTACTACGAACAACTCGAGGAATAAGAATCATATCCTTTTTATCCGTAGATAACCTTTCCGAAACCATATCAATAAACGGTTCAATAATGCCACTACACCCTTTATTTTCGTGGAAAAACTCGATATACCGAATATCATCGCGGTCTTCATTTTTACTTAAACCGATATAACCAATATAATTAAATTTTTTAGGGTTACACTCAATAGGGAAATCACGTTCGGGTTTAAGACCCCAAATTTCCATATCCAGTTTCCCATCACTCGCAACGGTGGATAAAAGATCATCCATTTCCGTGACCTGTTCAAGTTCAGTGGTATTTTTTAATAATTGATAAAAGACAGACATTTTTAGATTTTTTTAATTAATTATTACATATTATCGAGCTCACTTAGGTCTTCGTTGTCTATTAATAATTCCTCTGCGACTATCTGATAAAAAGCCATTTTATACGCTAAAAACCCAAAAAGTGTTGCACCCATATTAAAATCAAAGGGTAAACTCGATGAATTCCATAACGATTCTGATAAAGCAAGAATTGTAGGAACCAATAATCTTTTATTCAGACCTTGTGCTTTTTCTATATTATCGACGTAAGATGAAAGTGAATCTACGTATATATAAGACGCTAATGTACCAACACTCGCAGATATACCATCAACGGGTGTATGAAAAATAAAATGATACGTTGAAACTGCAGCTCCGTACCTTAGAGTTGTTTTTTTAATTTTAGACTTTATTTGTTCGTATTCCGCTATACCTTCTTTTCTCCTAGTTGGGCAAGAAATCCTAAGTGTTTTTTGAGAAGGGTTTATTATATTTAACATTAATTAATATACATTACAATTTATTCATTAAGCATCTATTATATTATAATATATCAAGGTCGATATTTTCGTCACTGAAATATTTTTTTTTAAATTTTCTTTCTTTTTCAAGAAATTCTTCGGATCTCATTATCGATTCATTTATACGATCCTGGATATCGTTTATTTTTTTATCGTATATAAACGGATCTTTATTTATTGTTAAATGTCTCCATTTATCACCAAAAAGGGTTGTATATTTCAAATGACGTCTTTCGTATGACAATTCGTTTAACATTGTTCTGTATAAAACCAATGAATACGAATCATACTCTTCGCGGTTAAAATCTTTGTGACAAAACTCTTCATAAGCCAGTGTTTTCATACGATTATACAATTGATCACCTCTATTTTCTGGTAAACGTTTTGATTCTTTCTTCTGAGAATCGTGTATTTCTTTTTTGCTCGCTTCTCCTCCTCTTCTTTCGGCATCTTCCAATGATTTATTAATACATTTCACAACTTTACGGCGATTTTTAGGTGCTAAGCATACCAAAGTACGAGCATTTGTTATTACACTTTCCATTTTATTTAACATTATTATTATTTAATTCTTTATTAGTGTTTAAAAAAAATATATTCTTAAAATAACATATGCATATTACTGATGTTTTAGGATGGACGGGGTGTACATTTTTAACTGTAAATATAATACCACAAATTTATAAAATTCGTATTACTAAAAAAGTTGAAGATGTTAGTACAACTTTTATAATAATAAACATATCTGGTTTAGTAATGTATTCAATTTACGCGTGGTATAATAATATATTACATATAGCTATTTCAACAACAATTAGTTCAATTTTTAGTATTTACTTACTATTTTTAAAATGTATCTATACCCTTGATTAAATAATTTGGATCCTGAAAATACTTGTTCTTAAATTCACGTTCTTTATTAGCGTTTAAAAAAAATATACGACCCAAATTTCTCTCGCATTGAACCATTTGTAGCTATTTTAATACGCGTTTGTAACTCTTCAATCTCTAAATCATCTACCAATATATAAGCTGTTTTACCACCTTTCATTATAGTTATAACAGCAGTACTTGGTTTACTTTTAGAAACTATCGGGTTCTCCCCACTTTTCTCTCCATTTTCCGACCAACGTTTGGAGTCTTTCCTCTGCGAATCGTGGATTTCGACCCGATTTTCGCGGGGCTCCTGGGCATACGAGATTTTCGTATTCGTATTTTTGAGATTTTTCCCATATAATCCTTTGAACATCCTCACAGAGTTCGTTTGTCGCTTGACAGAAAGCGAGTTTGTAATCGTCTGTGTGTAAGTGCATGTAGTCCATTTCATATATTTTTTATTTATTATAATTCTTTATTTATATTTAAAAAACTTAGGTCGATAATGATCAAATGTTTTGTCGTATTTAGAATATTCTAAAATAACAGTTTCATTGGCATCATTTTTCGCAATAAACACATCTCTAGAAGAATCTGGTGATAACATCGTATCTAAATGATTTTTTATTTCTGTAGATATAGGATCTATAGACGTGCACGTATTTTTAGATGTTACCACGTCTGTCTTATTCCATGATAATAAACGAGATACACTCGAATAAAATGCAAACATGCTATTATTTACGTTTATTTTTTTATATTGTAATTATAATATGGTTTCACTCCAGGAATTACCTAAAAAAGTTCAATACATAACAATAGATTCGAATTTTGTTACGGGTACAAATAACACGTTTTCTTTTAATCTCAACCTTTCATCTAATACACACGTATCCGATATAAGTAAAGTATGTGGGTTAAAAGTTGTTGATTTTTATATTACACAGGTAGGTACATCTGGAACTGGTACATCGAATGGTGCAAAATACATAGATATTATATGCGAAGACATACCAAAAGTAGCACAAATTCTAAATGAACGAAAAGGTCAAATATTTGCACGTATACCTTTAGAAAGAGCATTTGACGGTTCGAGTAATTTAAAATTACATGATAAACAATGGAAATCGTTTAATAGACCAACGTCTTTGTTTAACCCTATATCAATACAAAAACTCAATTTTGAAATGTATGAACAACAAGGTGACGGTGATTATGTAAAACTACAACCTGATTCAGAATGGTTCATGACATTAGAAATTACAACAATAGACGTAAAGGAAAAACCTATAAACAAAGAAGTTCAAATTCTCGAGGCTTTACACAAACTTATCGGGAAGATAGATGAACTTAACGTAAACGTTAAAAAACTTCCAGATAAGGAGGATATCGATAAAATGGAAAAGGAAAAAAAGAAAAAATATCCACTTTATTACCTTTTTACAGTTATTCTATTATTAGGAGGTGGGTTTTATATGTTAAAACGTAAAAATGTACCCACACCCGTACAAGTACAAATGCCTATACCACAAAGGTTTTAACTTTATTAAGCCTTTTTAGCTGGTGTTTTTTTGACTGGAGCCTTTTTTGTTGGTGAAACAACTTTCTTAGCGGCTGGTTTAGCAGATGGTTTAGCGTCTGGAGTTGGTGCTGGAGTTGGTGCTGGAGTTGGTGCTGGAGTTGGTGCTGGAGTTGGTGCTGGAGTTGGTTC